GTGCGTTATGGAAAAGACAAGCAACTCCAAAAGATGAGCTAGGTAAAAAATATCCACACTACACTGGTAACGTAACTTTAAATGGTGTTAAGAAAAATGCTTCGGCTTGGCTTAATACTGAAAAAGGTACTGATCCAGCAAAAGCTGGGCAACCTGACATATCAATTAAATTAAACGACCCAATTAAGAAAGATTAACATGGAAAGTAAAGACCCTCCTCACTACCAAAAAGCAATACAAACTTGCGATGCTATTATGAGTCAAATGACTCCAGAAGAAAACATCGGCTTTTTGAGAGGATCAGCAATGAAATATTTATCTAGGTTTGGTGCTAAGGGAGGGCAAACACTAGAGAAAGCAATTATGGATTTAGAAAAATCTAATTGGTTTAACCAAAAGTTAATTAATTATTTAAAGAGTCTTGCAACAGATGGCAATGACTTACGAAGCACTACAACAAATGTAACTAATTTATTTGAGGATAAGAAATGAAAATAAGAACTAATGGCAATGGTCATATCTACCTTAGCCAAATAAAAAAGGATGTGCTTGATTTTATAAAGCACTTTATTGAAACATATGACTATGCTCCAACCTATAAAGAGATTAGTGAAAAGTTTCATTTTACTAGAGCAAGAGCTGGTGCATTGATAGCAGAGTTTCGTAAATTAAATTTAATAAGTAAAAGTAACCAAGCTCATAGAAATATTGCCTTATCTAAAAAACAATTAAAATTAATACCAACACTTAAAGTTAATAAAAGTTATTCAACAATGGAGTTTAGAAAATGAGCAAAGTAATTAAAGAAAGTTTTTTTGAAGCTAACTTTAAAGTTGATGAAGAATTTGACAATGCAGAAATAGCTGCAAAATCAAATACTCCTAGCGATGATGCTAGGGTAACTGTCCTAGATATAAAGTTTGATAAATCTAGGATTAAACTTAACAAAGGAACAACTGAGGATGGCAAAGAGTAATAGTCTATTAAGAAGATATGAAAAGCTTAATAAACTTCACAGCGAAATTATGCAAAAGCCTAAAACAAATAGTAGGCAATGTAATAAATCTGTGTTGGCTTTTAAATCTTATATCAAAACTTATAGACAGATTGTTTGTGTTGAAAATGAAGACTCAAAATTCATTCATGCACAACCTTAATTACTGATTAACTTAAAAGTTGTAACAAACTGTAGGCTAGGAGTCTGCATATTATAAAGGAGAGAAAGATGGCATTGAGTAAATCAAAAACAGATTTTGAAATTACAATAGCAAAAGCTATTGGTAAAAAAATAAAATATTGTAGAGAAAATTATTATAGATCAGTTAAAGAAATAGTAGATGGTGAGTTTAGAGGTACTTACAAACCAGTTAAAATGCTTGTTACCCAATCAAGGTTAGCAAAGTTTCTAGGTGTAACATTTCAGCAGATTCAAAAATATGAGAAAGGTGGCAATGGTTGTAGCTTACCTAAGCTATTAATGATTGCAGCTTTTTTTAAAAAACCAATTACTTATTTTTTAGAAGATATAAATTTAGAAGAATTATTAGGGCAAGACACTTCTCCAAATAATAACCCAATAGCTCCCTCTGTAAAAGAGTATGGGATCAATATAAAAAGTAAGTGTCATTAAATGTGAAAACTATAAGAGCTTTGTAAAAGAACTCTTATATTATTTGTTGTGTGATTGGGGGGAGAGAGATCTCCCCCTTTTTTTTTATGTATTTTGTAATATGGAAACCTAAAGATAAATTCACTAGCTTTTCTAATTCTTTGTTTGCATTAGAAAAAGAAGCTAGGGAGTTTGCTAAAAAAAGTATTAAACGAAAAATAGAATGGGATGTAGTTCCCTATGATAAAGAGAACTACGATAAGTATTGGTATAAATAATTAACCCCAATTGTAATGTTTGTTTTGATAATCAATGTTCTGCACCTCATCGCCATTAGATTGAAATGGTTTAATGTAAGTGTCTTGGACAAAGTTAATATCCTTATCACCTAAAGCTCTAGCTAAATCTAAGGCATTGGTATATTTCTTAGTGTATGCCCAGTAAGTAGCTGTATAGTGCCTAAAGAAGTACGACTTTCTATCTATGGGTAGTTGTACCCTATTCTTAGCTAATACCCTATCCAGGTGGCTTATAATAGCTTCTATACATATATATTTAGCCTTGCTATTAAGAAACAAGCTATTTTGTTTGCTAGGCAAAGTATTAAGGTAGTAAGTTAATCTATCCTTAAGTGCAGTAGAAATGACCATAGTTCTGACACCATTGATAGTCTTAGTACCACCTAATTTTTTCTTAGCTTTAACTGCCTTATCAAATCTAATCATAGGTATATTGTTTTTAAACAATAAGCTTTTTCTATCTAAGGCTCTAACCTCACTTGGTCTAGCAGCAGTTTCAAGCATGACCATACACATAAGCTGTATCATTGGATTACTTATATCACCAACAATGTTAGCAACCTTGTCTAATGACCAATCATCAAAATCTATAGGTTTAGCTACCTTTTTAGAAGTTACTATAGTTTTTAGATAATCCTTATCTTTGCAAACATTTTTAGATAACTTATTAATATCTACCTGGTGCTGAATAATAAGACTAAGTGTGTTAAAAATTTTTCTAACAGTATCAGAGTTTATTTGTTTGTTTACAATTTTGTTTTTAAGAAAATCAACAAAACTAAAAACCTTATCTTTATCTATAAGTCTAATATCTACATTACCAAAGTAAGGCAGAATATGATTTAGGTAGAAGCTGCTATAGTTATCTATAGTAGATGTACCTATTTTGCTTTCTGCTCTTTTGTAATCTTGGTGCTGCATAAAACTTATATTAGCTTCACTAAGAAAAATTTGTGATGAAGATGTTTTATATATACCCACATCATTTACTTTTTCTTTAGCTAAAGTTTCTACAACTGATTTGCTTTTGTTAGAAATAAATTTAACTTTACCATCTAACCCAAAGTAAGAATATCTATAGATCCTCTTACCATTTTTTGTAATTGGTTTAATTTGTAGTTCCATTATATCGTTTATAAAAATTTATTTATTTTAAGAGTTTGTGAGTCAATTTGTAATAATATATTAACTGCACTTGGACTTAGATATTTTTCAGCTTCATCATAATCAATTTGAAACTGAATAGATGGATGACTATTTTCATCTTTCATAATTAAAACTTTTTCACAATCTTTTGAATTACACATTTGTACTATTTGTTTAAGACTATGAATAAAGTTTTCATGTAACTTTATTTTAGTGTTTGGCATTTTTCTCTCCTCTATTAGTTAAGTTATAACAATGTTATACTATACCTATAACAGTATTGCAAATAATCAATTGGTGTTTTTTTGCTTATATTTATTAGGTTTTTAAAAGCTTTTATTACAGGCATAAAAAAAAAGCCGAAAAGAATCTTGCGATTCAATTCGGCTATATGTTTATTTTGCTATACCAATAGCAATTGATTCTGTACCCACCCTTGCCCACTAGCTAAAGCTAGAACTATACCTACTAAATAAGTAAGTATTCCTATTCGGTAATTATTTATCTTCCTCTAATAATTTTTGCATTGCTTTTAATTCAGAAATATTTTTAGGTAAAGATTTGTTTAAAAACTCTATTTCTTTATCACCTGCTGCTACTCCCATAATACTTTTTCTGTATTCAGCGAAAGCTTTTGTAGCTTCTTTATTAAACTTATCTTTATCTTCCTCATTCATAGATTTAAAATTACTTTTTAAAAATTTACTTGCCATTATTTACCTCTTTTTACTTTTTGGTTTTTTAGCTGTCTTAGCAGCTCTTTTAAAATTAGCAGCAGTTGGAGCTCCTTTAGCACCAGGCTTTCTCATTCTTTCACCACTACCAGCTTTAATTCTTTTTCTTTTTGCATGAATATTTGCGTATAGACCTTTTCTTTTTGCCATTGTTATTTCCCTTTAGTTCTCATTGTTTGTTTGTGTGCTTGTGTAAATGACAGAGGGTTTTTAGCTCTGAGCATTAATCTTTTCATTTCGCTAATATGCTTCTTGGTATGACCATGTGCTTTTTTGTGTCTAGCAAGAGCAGTCTTTTGTCTAGCTGTTAGTGTTTTCATTGTTTGTTTTCCTATCGCATTTAAAATGTGCATGAGTTCCACCATAAAATGATAAGAAGCTCATATCGTTTGTGATTTCTTTTTTGCAGTACCTACAAATTCCTACATAGTGAACACTTGTATTTTTTTTCCAAGTTTTGTTAGCCACTTAGCAATTCCATTTTCTAAGTGCTTTATTAATTCTACTATTAGGATCTCTTGCAGTTTTTTTAGAAGTAAGTCTTTTCTTCATGCCTAACATTCTGGCACAAAAAGATTTTCTTCTGTTAGCTGCCTTACTACCTTTTTTTAATTTACTTGGTTTAGTAGTTACAGGTGCTTTTAAATTACCACCAGTAGCTCTATTGTAAGATGCTCTGCCTTTAGCATTAAGACCACCTGATTTAGACTTACCTGCTTTTCTTTGCCATGCTGGAGTTGCCATTATGCTTTAACCTTTGGTTTTGGGGGTGGAACTATTTGTTGTTCGTTACATACAAACTTAATAAAAATTTTATTTTTGTTTACTTCCTCATAGCCTATTTCTTCTAATTTAGAGATAGACTCATAGTTACCGGCTATCATACAAGAATAGCCATCAACAAATAAATCTGGATATTTGTAAGGTGGTAAACAAGTGTTTGCTACAGCAGAACACATTATTAAATTTAATACAAAATTCATTCATCATCTTTCTTAGTCAATTTGTGTACTTGATCTTCTAACTCTGTAATTTTTTTATTAGCTTGATCTAAGTCTTGTTGTGAGTGTTCTAATTTTTGTAAGCATCGTTTATTAGCAGAATCCTTAGACTTACCTGCATCTTGTAGCTCAGCTACTTCTTGCTTTAATATACGAACTTGCTCTTTGTATTCGTTAATCAAATCTAGGTTATCAGACATCTATTTTTTTTTAAAAGTAGAAACACCTTTAATACCAAGTATTGTACTGAAAGCTCCTACAACTAGAGCTTGATAGAACATCGGTAAGTTTGCAAACTTGTCAAAGAATATATCTATCTTTGCTTGTATATCTGGGTCATCACTAAATACTGACCAAGCCAAAAGCAAGAGTGGGATGCTGATTAACACAAGACAGAATTCGTCTTTCCAGTCCCCTTTATGTGAATCTATAACAGCTTTTTTAAATTCAACTTCACCATTAGCCATGCGTTCAGCTAACTTTAATTCTGCTACAGACTCTAATTCTTTTGTCTTTCTTCTGTTGGCAGCTATAGACATACCAGTCTTAATCATACCTGGAACTAGCTTAGCAGCTATATTAAACCACATAATAATCTCCTATACTCCTTTTGCTGATTGCATTTTTTTAGCAAGTTTATTTGCTCTATTAGGAGTCTGCTTTGCCCACAAACTGTCAAGCATCTGGAAACTAGCTTCACCATACTGTTCAGTATCTAAAGCTTTCCACATATTTTTAAACTTACTAACTCCACCCTCACCGATTTGGTAAACCATATTAATAATAACTTCTTTAGCAGTATTATTAATTGGTCTATCCCCTATCAATCTTTCTGCTGCACTTAATGTTGTTTGGAAATCTCTTTCAAATACAAGCTCACCCTCTTGTTTAGTATATTCAATACCATGTTCGTAATCGTCATCAGGTGTAATCTTATGACCATAAAAGATGGTATCGAATCCCTCACTACATTTATAAATTTTATTTACATAACCCTCACAGGCTTTTATTTCTTCTTTGACTTCTTCGTACATATACAATCCTCACAAGTACATACATCACCATCCCAATGATGTAGGTGAAACTCTGTGTTGCAATGACAATTACAACTGCAACTCTTACATTTTTTTTTGTGTGTTCTTTTTTTTGGTTTAGGAAAATCAAATGTTAATACATCGTTAAGCTTTTCACTAAGGCTATCTAGCCAACCAAAAAATGCTAATAAAATTTTATCTATCATTCTACAATCAATTTCTTAATTGAGAATGAGCCATCAATATTTTTTTCTAATTCTGCTTTTGTTTTGATACATCTGTATTCAACATTTGAGCCTGTATTACTACGCATTGCAACTCTCTTACCTTTAAGGCAAGTAGATAAATCTGTTTGTATTCTTGCTTCTTTTATTTCGTTATTGACAAGTAAAAGTAAAGCTATGACTATCTGTTCCATTAATGACTCCCATTAGCTCTAACTTTATCTTTTAGATTCTCTAAATTTTCTTTTATTTTTTCAATGTCTTTCATTGCATAATTAATATTGACATTGTTGTTTCTCATTGTTTCCATTTCTTTTTGAATATTTTCTACTTGTGATGCTATGTGTTCAAGCAACATAAATTGTTCTTGATCTACTGGTAACTGATTTGATTTTTTTAATAAATCAGCTTCAAATAATTCTCTACTTGTTTCCAGGCTACCTATACGATTTTCTAACTCAAAAAAACTAACAGTTGCTATTACTGCACCAGCTACAATAGCCATTAAATTTTTTGCTGGAAGTTGGATTCCAGTTTCAGATGACAGCTTTAAATTTTTCATTAATAATTAGTTGGGTTGCCAAATATTGCTAACAACACAAACAGTATTATTAGAACACCTGTAAAATAGTAATTCATAATTAGCTCCCTAGTCATTAGAATGATCTACCATTAAAATTTTTATACCTAGTTTTTTTTGTTTGGCAGTAGGTGATCGCCAAATTTTTCTTCTGTAAGGTTTTACATTTTTTCTAAATGTGTTTGTTTTTATGTCTAGCAATTGGACTTTGCCAGTAGGTGAAACAGTAATTAAATCAAATGGACATTGTGGATCACAAGCTTTTGCTACCCACAACCCTTGCCTACTTAGATTTACAATCTCTTGGTACTCTGCAATTGTGCCTTTGATATTTGTACTTAGCTTAGTAGGTTTACTATTAGGCTTATCAAGGAGCTTAGACTTACTAGACCGACTGCCCATAAAAGTTTATAAACATTTGTCACCTTAGTATCTAAGTGAGCTAAATGATTATCCTTTATTACTGAAATCTTGTTGTGTATTAATTTGATCTCACCTTGTAATTTTATAATCTGTTCAGAATTTTTTTGTGATTGTGTAGCCATTATTCTGTTTGTCCTGCACCAACTGTTACAGCTCTCAATAATGCTAGTGCTGTATTATAATCTTTCCAATCTTGTGTTAAATTTACAAAAGCTTGAATACCTTTGTCGCTTGTTAATGCTTTAGCAATAATTTCTGAATTTTTAGAAAAAGTTCTATCATTATACCAATTAACAAAACCATCTTTTATAGGTATTCCTCTTGCAACAAAATCAACTTTGTTTTTACTTGTTTGTTCTTTAAATAATAAATTACCTGCTGTTGATGATCCTACTTTACCACCTTGTGCAGTTGCTTTTAATATATCTGCAAAAGATTCTACTGCTTTTTTAACATCTGCTAATTTAACATTTGAGTCTGTTTGTTTAGCTAATTCAAACATCATTTGTGTTAAGTTAGCTTTTTGTTTAGGATCTTTCATTATAGCATCATGAAATATAACACCTTGACTTAAACCTTTATCTATATGTTTAGATTGTGATTTTATAAAAGCATTGTTGATATAACCAGTTACTACATTTTCCCAAGCACCAGCTACACCACTTTTGTTTAAAGATTTAGCCATAGCAGTTATATCTGATGGTACTGCTTTAGTTTCTAAAAACTTCCACATTGTACCAATTTTATTTACATCTTCTGCATTTTTAGCTTTTTCTAAACTTTTAAATAATTCTGTTACAGATCCTTTAGTAATTGGTTTTACATACTCATCATTATATTTGATGTATGCTTTTTGAGCTTTGACATAATCTTTGTTTGTACTCATAAGAGTATTTAAACTATCTGCCATAAATTTATATTTTTTAACTGCTACAAGATCAGAAGCTTTTACACCTTGATTGACTGTGCCATAAAAAATTTCTCTAACACCTCTGTAAACTTCATGCATCGCTTGACCATTGCCTTTAGTTTTTTGTAAATTTTTAGCAAATTGCAAAATAGTTTTTGCATCAGATGGTTCTAAATTTTTTGCTAAATTTTTCCATTGTATAACAAGGTTATCTACTTTTTGTGAGTCATAAAAAAACTTTTCAAGTTTACCACCACCTGCATTTAACCAAGCTGTACTTCTTTGTGATTGTAATGCAACAGCAGCTTTTTTTAATTGTGTGTAATATTCTTTATCAGAAACAAATCTTCTATTTGTAATTACAATACCATTTTGCTGACCCCATTTTTCAATAAGTCTTTTTAATTTTTCTGGTCGTTCAGTCCAAAATTTGTCCATAATTTTTTGACCAACTATTGTTGATTGAACTTGACCCTCAGCAGCTTTAACAGAACTAGAACCTGTAACTTCAGCACCAGATAATTGAAAATCTTTATCTATTTTTTTTACATCTTTTTCTATTTTTTTTGCTTTTTCTATAACTGATTTAGGTGGAAGCATATCTTTACTTAAAACAGCAAGATTACCTTTTTTAAGTGCATACAAGTCCATCATTATGTTAGTTCCAACACCAAAAGCAGTACCTGCTAATTCATTTGAATTGTTTGTAACTAATTGATCAGCAGCACCACTAGCAGCACCAGTACCTGTAAACAAAGCTTTTGCTTTAGTAGTTTTGCCTAAAATACCACCAGGTGCAGCATACTCACCTATAGTCATAGCATACTTACCTAAATCTGATTTACTTTTATAAGTTAAAAAATTATCTCTAATATATTCACCAGGTAAAAACTTATCAGCTTTTTCTACTGCAATTTGTACATCTGATTTCATTTCATTAGCTTCATCATTTGAAAAGCCAATAGCTTCAGCAGCTTTATCAAAAACAAATTCACTACCTGCATCCAATGCTTGTACTAAATAAAATGGTAAATCAATAACATAAGTTATACCTTTAGCAGCACCTACAGCTCCAGATACACTAACATCTTCTGCTGTTTGTAAACCAGTAAGATTACCCTCTGTTAAAATTTGTTCTTCTTGTTTATTTCCCTCACTTAATATTTTTTGTTCTTCTTGGTTTTTTAAATATTCTTCTTTGTCAAAATTTTTTAAATATTCAGATATAGCTGACATTTTTACAAACTCCCTTTTTTAGCATTATAGTAAGTTTCGTATATTTCTTCCCAATCAATACCTTTGTATTCATCAGTTAATAAGGCTTTTATAGTAGGTTCATCATAGCCATCTAAAGCATAACTTGTAATTAAATTTTCTATCATTTCGCCAGATGGTTTAACTTTACCTTTAATATAATTTAAGTACTCTTTTGTATATTCACCTTTATCATTAGTTGCAGATTTACCTTTAGTAGCTAAAAATTCTCTAGCATTACTAATTAATTTTTCTTGAATAATTATTTGGTTCTTAAGTTTTGCTCTAAATGTAGATGGAGTATCTTTATCACTTGGAATAGACTCTTGAATCCAACCAATCTCTTTTTCACCAGCAGCTACACCAGTAACAGATTTTCTGTAATCGTTAAAGTATTGTTGGTTAGTTTGTAGCCAAGTTGAATAACGATTTACATAACCTCTTTCTTCAGTAGTTAATGGTTTGTTTGTAATATTTGCTATTTTGTCTTTTTCTTTTAAAAATAAAAATTTTGCTCTACCATCCAAACTTAAAAATTCATCATCAAAAAGAAGCTCTTGTCTTTTAAGATTACTTAATAAATTTTCACCTTTAATAACTGTTTCAGCTAATTTAGTTTTGTTTGATTTTTGTGTTATATCATCTACATTTTTACCTGTTATGCTTTGTGAAACTATATCATAACCATTTGCTGTTAATTCAGTAGCTTTTGCTAGACCATCTTTTGTAGAAATATTTAATGTTTGTTTATCACCATCTGCATTTATAAATGTTGTAAACTTAGCAGCTTTAGGTGAAGCAAATTCATTTTTCTTTAAATACTCTAAAGGAAAAGCTTTAAACAATGCTTTATCTTCTTCTGGTACTTTATCAGCATATTCTTTTATTAATTTTCTTTTTTCTTCCTCTTGTTCCATAGCAGAAAACATAGATGCTGTTTTCATACCTTGAATTAAATTTGGTAGAGCTGCACCAGGATTTTGACCTGATAGTCCAGCAGTTAATAAACCAATACCACCTAAAACTTCTGGTGAGTATAATAAACCTTTAAAGGGTGATTCTGCCATTAGATTAGTCCTTGTTCTTTTAAGTAGTTATAATAAATATTACTTGCTGACATATTAGCATCATAACCAAATTGATTTGCATTAGTTGTCATGTTTAATGTTTTGGCTAATTTTTCTTTTGCTGTGTTGTATGTATTTAAAAAATCATTTGATATGCCAAGATTATTAGATGTATTAGAAAAATAATCATTGACCATTGAGTTTTCATTTGTTTCAATAGTTTTAAAATCATCAGGATTATCAAATGTAATTACATTATTATTTTGACCATCACCACCACCACCAGTTATATTATTTGAGTTATCAGGTAATGTGCTTTTATAATCAGTTTCGTTGAATAAATAATTGTATTCTGGTGAATTTTCTACAATAACTCCATTAGGATTCCAATTTAAACCAGTACCTAATTCATACTCTTTAATCATAGCAGTAGTCATGTAATTATTTCGTCTTTTTTTGTTAGCAGCATTTGCAAAAGGTGATGTAATTTCTAATAAAGCATTTAGAGTTAAACTTGGCGATATACTTGTAAGTCTTTCTAAAGTAGTTTTACCAGTTAAAGCATCATTAATATTTACACCTTGATCTACAAGATCAACTACATTTTGTGCAACGACTCTATCTTGTTGAGACTCTGTCATTGCTGTATTGTATTGATTGCTTTGTGTACCTTGAAAAGCATCTGTTGATCCACCACCAGATGATTGTTGTCCACTATCATTTTGACCAGCATCCATAGCACTAGATACATCTCCACCAGCTCTATTTTGACCTGGATCAGTAGAACCAAAACCATCAAAACTTAATAACCCAGATGCACCAATATTAGGCTCATTGTTTAATAGAGAGCCATGTAAATTAGCTTCTAACAATAAACCTTTTTCAGCATCTGTAATATATGCTAATTCTGTATCTGGACTATCTGGTGATGATTTCCAAAACTTAGGTGCAGTAACTTCTTCTGTTTTACCTAAATAATTTTTTACACCACCTTGAACTGCGTAATCTTTTTCCATTAAAATATAATTCCAAGAACACTAAGTATTAATAATAACATTATGTACTTTGAAGTTTTTCTATCTATATCAACCTCAATATCAAAAATTATTTTTTTTAATTTATCCATTATAGTAACCCTCCTAAAAATCCTAAACCACCACCTATCAATGCACCTGGCATACCAAATTTTGATCCAATTAATGCACCACCCATAGCAGTCGTTACAGGATTAGCTGATGTTTGTGTTGAGCCTGTTTGTACTGGAAAACCACTAGCAATTGGATTTACCAAACTACTATATTGTTGTAGTGAAGCAAAAGGTGCTAGGTTTTTTTGTCTTTCAATATTTTCTAATTGAGCTCCAGTTTGTACTAAACTAGGTGTAGCACTAGCAATACCTAATTGTCTTTGTCGTTCTCTTTCATAAGAATCAAATGCCATTGGCAATGCAGCATCTGTTATACCTTGTATTATTTGTTGTTGATTCATTGATGATCCTGGTGTTCTACCAGCACCACTAAATTCTGTGTTAATTGCAGTTGCTATATCTGATCCAGCACCTTGTAGTAAAGGTGATAAAAATGGATTAAGATATTTACCAGATAATGTATCTGAAAGCTGTTGTTGTGCAGCAGTACCCATTAATTCTTGTCCTGCAAGTCCTGTAATTGTTTGCTGAGATGGAGCTACATAGCCTGATGCTTGTACTCCTTGACCATATAAATTTCCAGCTTCTGATATAATTTGATTTAAAGCTGGTCTTGCAGGTTCGTATGGATTTACAGTTTGTATCTGTTGTCCACCACCACTATTTCCACCACCAAATGACATTAATCATTCTCCTTTTTATTTAATTGTTTTTCTAAAACTACATGAGTTCTTTTGTAATCTAAGTTTTGCATTATTTTATCCCAACCTGGTCTTGCAAAAAGTTCCATAGAACTACAGTTATTATCTATTGCAAACTTTTCTAGCTCACTTACTAAGTGCTGCCACTTTTGTCTGTGCCTACCTGTAACAATAAATATATTGCAAGATCGTTTAAGTTTTCTTTGTATTATTTCTGTAA